GTCTAATATCTACTGCTGATAGTACAGGGGTATTAGAGTTACAAACAGGCGGTACTACTGGTTTAACTGTTAATGCTGTTAGAGGTGTAAAAGTATTAAATTGTTTAGGTGTGGGTAATGCAACCCCATCAACAAGCGGTGCTGGTATTACATTTCCAGCTACTGCTTCTTCCTCTACTGATGCTAATACTTTAGATGATTATGAGGAAGGTACTTGGACACCTATAGCTGCATCTGCTGGTGGAAGTCTTACTGCTTACACATCAAGTGGAAATTACACAAAAATAGGTAGAGTAGTAACTTTATTTGGTTCTATTACAACAACAACTGTTGGAACTGCTAGTGGAACATTAGATTTTACTGGTGTTCCATTTAATACTCTTGATGGCAAACAATTTATTGGAGTATCTAGAGAAGCAGCTTCAACTGGTGCAAACAATTTTATAGGTGTATTTAATACATCAGGACAAATACAGACCATTACAGGCGGTGGAATTACTTGGGTAAATGGATATTCTTATAGATTTAATGTAACTTATCAGGCAGATTAATTATGTCATTAAATGAAAAAACAGAAATTGATAGAATTGAAGTAGTTGCTTTAGGGCAAATTCAAGTTCGCCAATCTACAATCATTGAAAAAGATGGTGAGCAAGTGGCTCGCACCTTTCATCGCTGGGTATTAACTCCTGACATGGACATTAGCGGTCAAGAGCAGAAAGTTCAAGACATCTGCAATGTTGCATGGACTGATGAAGTTAAGTCTGCATACGAAGCATTTAAAGCAGAACAAGCACTTAAAGGAGTAGCATAATGAGTCTAATCCTTGATGGAACTAATGGTCTAACATTTAACAACGCTACTGTACAAGCGAGTGCTGGACAAGTATTGCAAGTGGTTCAAGCTGTAAATAGTACAGCTACATCAACTACTGCTGGTCCTGTTGATACAGGTTTAACGGCTTCTATTACTCCTAAATTTTCTACAAGTAAAATATTAGTTGTTTACACCCATGCTTTATCTGCATACAGGTCAGATGATAATAACTATGCTTATGTTTATTTATATCGTGGTGCAACTTTATTAAACACACAAAGCGGTATGCTGTACACACCAATTAACTTAATACAAGCATCTGTTGGATTTAGCTATTTAGATACTCCAGCAACAACTTCAGCAACAACATATAAAACACAATTTGCTTCTAGAACTTCAGCTGGTAGTGCTTATGTAACAGTTAATAAATCAAATGGTAGTGGTGAAACTACATCATCATCAATTATATTAATGGAGATTGCAGGATGATTGATTTTCAAACCCTTATTAAACTTTATCCACAAGTGGTTACTTTGACTGGTGATATTGCTTTTGATGCAGACGGCAATGAAGTGGCTTATGACCTACAAGCGGTTACTGCACAAGCTGAGGCTGATGCACAATCCGCTATTGATATAAAGGCTTCTGCACTAGCTAAACTAGCAGCATTAGGCTTAACCCAAGACGAAGTAAAAGCGTTGGTGGGATGATATGAGTAAATATACAGATCAATATGTTCTGTATGGGTACTGGGACTATGGCTATGCTATAGGCGATGTCCTAGCTACAGATGGAGCAGGATCTATTAATGGCATAGCTACCATCATTGGTACTGCTGTTGCTATTAAAGATGGTTCTGGGTCTATCATTGGAACAGGTACTATTACTGGATCAGGCATAAGATACAGATTATCTAGTGGCTCTATAGCTGGAAATGCATCTTCTAGTGGATCTGGAATTAGAGTAAGATTTGACTCTGCAAGCATTACCGGTATAGCTACAGTTACAGGATTAGGTGGTTTAGTTGCTAGTGCCTCTGGATCTATTAGTGGCATTGCAACAATTACAGGGCTTGGCTTTGGTATCTATGCTGGTTCAGGATCAATCAATGGCCTTGCAACAATCAATGCTATTGGCTACATCATTGGTGAGGAGTGGGTAGATATTGCACCAGAAGATAATTCATGGACACCGGTATCAACATCAAGTAATAATTGGACAGATAAAACTACAGGAAGCAATCAATGGCTACAACAATAGATTTTGGTGAATGGATGCCAGACCAAGCAGGAATTACTGGAGCTATCCAAGAGGCTTACAATGTTATTCCTCAGGCCATTGGTTATGCTCCATTGCCTAATGCTGTTGATTTATCTGCTTCTGCTAGTGAAACTCTAACAAATGCTTTTGCTACTAAGTTTGGTGGTACAACCACAGTATTTGCTTCTGGCACAACTAAGTTATTTAAGTTAGATTCTAGTGACTTAAGTCTTGATAATGTCTCTAAAACTGGTGGCTATACAACTGCGGATCGATTTTACTTTACTCAGTTTGGTCAAAAGTTAATTGCTGCTAATGGTAACTCTAAGCTACAAGCATGGGACTTAGGAAGTTCTACAGCATTTGCTGACTTGGCTGCTGCTGCTCCTACAGCTAAATATGTCACAGTTATCCGAGACTTTGTAGTGGCTGCCAATACTTCTAGTGCGCCTTCTACTGTTTATTGGTCAGATATTAATGATGAAACAGATTGGACTCCTAGCGACCTAAGCCAATCAGATAACCAGATTATCCCTGATGGTGGGGATATTAGAGGTATTACCGGTGGAGAGTTTGGCATTGTATTGCTAGAAAAAGCCATCTCTCGCATGAGTTATGTTGGTTCTCCATTATTCTTTCAGTTTGACACTATTGCTAAAAATATCGGATGCTATGAGGCTAATTCTATTGCCCAATTTGGTAACCTGACATTCTTCTTGTCTGATGATGGATTCTATGTCTGTGATGGCCAGTCAGTAAGTCCTATTGGCGCAGAGAAAGTAGACAGATTTTTCTTTAATAATATAGATCAATCTAAACTCAATGAGATGTCTGCTACTGTAGACACAATCAGAAAGCTAGTGATTTGGCAGTTTACTGACATTTTTGCTCGCAAAAGACTAATAATTTATAACTGGCAGTCTAAAAAGTGGTCTGAAGGTGAAACTGATACTAACTACCTAGCTCCTATTGCATCCGCAGGAACAACACTAGAGGCACTAGATACCTATGGAACTATGGATTCTATTTCTACTTCCCTTGATAGCAGATTATGGGCTGGTGGTAAATTTGTTAGTGCCGGTACAAGGGGTGCTAAGATTGTTACTTTTACAGGACAACCCAAAGAAGGTTATATAACTTCTAGTGACATTGGTAATGGTAGCCAGTCTATTGTTACCCTAGCTAAACCTAAGATTGATAATGGTAGCTCTAGTGTGGCCGTTTACTCTAGAAACCTATTGACTGCTGTTCCTACCTTTGGAACTGCAACTTCTGCGGATTCAGAAAACAGAGTTTCATTAAGATCGAGTGGCAACTATCACAGAGTAAGGGTTTACCCTAGTGGTGCTAACTGGAAAGCAGCTATTGGTGTTGATGTCACCATTGTTCCTACAGGTGGCAGATAATGTTTCGCAGACTTCCACCACAGGGCGGTGACCAGCGAGCAGTAGCTGAGATTGTCAATAATATAATGGATGGCAAGACCAATAATACTGGGACTGTCACACTAGCAACTGGATGGGCTACAACAACCACCATCACAGATGCCAGAATCAGCCCAGAATCAGTTATATTGGTGATTCCATCCTCTGACTCAGCAGAACAAGATGCAGCTCCATATGGTGCATTTAGCAATAATTCAGATCAAACTTCTCCGAGTGTAGGCTCTACTGCTGTAGTTGTATATGACACAACAGAAGAAGCAAGCGGTGTTTACCTTGCAAGTAGCTCTAGACTGTATGTCAGAAACTATGGCATCTACAATGTGCAGTTTTCCTTACAATTAAAGAATAGTGCTAATGATGCTCAATATGCAGATATTTGGTTCAGAATTAATGGCACAGATGTACCAAGAACTGCAAGTAGATTTGATATTCCAGCCAGAAAAAGCTCAGGAGATCCAAGCCATGTAGTCGGCACAGTCAATGTCTTTTTAGAGTTACAAGCTGGTGATTATGTCCAGATAGCCGGTACAACTTCAAGCACAGACATTGGTTTAGAGCATTATGCAGCAGATACTGGTATTCCAAGACCAGCTATCCCAGCAGTAATAACAACAGTTCAGTATATAGCACCACTATCATCAGGTAATGTTTATGTCAGCGCACAAACTAAAGGATCTGCCACACTAAGTCACTTTGCCAATGATACAAGTGGTAAGACTTATAAATATATTGTTGTAGGTTAAAAAAAGTATGTTTTTTTCTACAAAACAAGATAAAATTGTGCTATATGGAGCATATATATATAAATCCTGATGACATTAGAAAGTATTGGGATTTTGTCAAGGATGGGCTTCTAAAGATACAGGATAAAAGTCCTGAACCTTGGATACCTGAAGATGTATATGCTTTGTGCCTGAATCAACAGGCAATGTTGTGGATATACAAGCAGGA